TTACCTTTTTTAGGTAATCCACCATCAAATAATTTAGTTGGCATTGAGGGTAAACTCCATGCGAGAACGAACTAATGTTCGTAATTCCTCTAAAGTACCCTCGTTCTTTAGAATTTTATCTACCTTATAACCGTCCATTTCACGCTCTGATATATGACCGTTTACTGGTTCTATTCCTGGGCGTTTAATTCTCCAAAGTTGTCCACCCATAAGTTTAAGCATCATTGCTTCGTTTTCAAACCTAACATCAGGTATAACATAATCAGATGTTTTATCCATAGAATGAAACACTTGACTAATCCAAAACTCATCACCAAACGCATGGCGTGCACCAACGCCTAACCGTTGCAACAAATTCCTAATCTCAGGAAACAATACTTTTGCTTGGTCCCAACCGTACGCTCCTACAACGCTCTCAACACGAAACCCATCTTTAACCTGTGGGTTAGTCTCAAGAAGTAACTCTCTAATCTTGTCTGCAAATGCAACTCTTTTATATCCGTAATCTTCTACCAAAATCTTTGCTACTTCGTCTTTGCCTGAACGTGCATATCCTGATAGTCCAATAATCATGGTGTTCCGTAATCCTTTCGGAATGAACGTTGGTCTGAAGTACGGCGAGTAATCTCTCGTGATACCAGTGTGGTATCACGTTCTTGATTCTGCAACATTACTTCCCACGCTTTACGTTGAACGTATGCCTGATGGTGTTTGTCTTCTAAGTCTTGAACACCTTCATCCATTGAAATCTGTGCTTTGACAAGGGTAACTCTATCTCCTTTTTCTTTTGCACCCATTTTTTCAACTAAAAGTGATGCTACTTTTCTATCTAATTTCTTTTCCAATGTGCGTTCTTGTATCTGTGCGTTTGCTAATTGAGTAGCAATGTAGTCTGCCCATCCCGTAAGAACGGTAAACATCTCTGCTAACTGTTCGCTAGAAAGAACCGTAATATCTGGTGGCAACTTAACCATTTCATAATTAGGTTGCTTTGCCTTTAATAACTGGTCATGGACTGTTAAGGAATCAAGTTGCATGATTTACACCCTTCCTCTGGATTGAGGTTACATTCTGGCATAACTTCTGCTTTAACTGCTTTAATGACTTTCTCAGCCTTAAAGAAAATTCGGTCTACAATCTCATAATCTGCTTTAACCGTAAACTCTTTGTACGATTGGTCAGCCTTAAGTTCATACAAGAAAACAATTTCGTTTGGTGCTTCATCGCCAAACATACGCTTACCCAGTTCAAGATACATCTGTCCTTGGAGTAAGTGACTTCTAAATGGGCGCTTAATACTGTTAAACGCCTTAAAGATGTCTCCATTGTTATCTAAAAGAAGTTCTGGCGCTTCGTAACGGAACGTACCTGCACCAACAGATTTGATTTCAATTAGGCAATCATTTCCAATTCCCTTAATCCACCCATCTGTATGGCCCGCAATACGGAGTTCGTCATCAACTAAGGTAACTTCTTTATACTCCATACGAGTATCGCCACAACTTTCACAGACTGTAGGAGAAATCCCAGTCATCGATGTGTGGCAATGCTTACATTCAAAACGACCGTACAAGTTCCCCATTTCGTGGAACCAGTTTTGCCATTTATGGTGAATTGCGTGCCCTTCATCAAAGATAGATTGCAAACGTAGGTTTGGTTTTTCTTTCTTTGACTCTCCACCTGTCATCAAGTAATAAGAATACTTATAACAAAAATCATTCTTAATCATTTCAGATGGGTGTAAAACCGTTGTAGAACGGTCTTCTAAAGGGCGGCGCATGAGATGTCGCTCAATATCACCAAGTAGTCGTGGCTCGCGCTTCTTAGCATCTAAGAAACGTTTTAGGTCGTTTTCCATTTATCAGTCCTTGCTTAGTATGAATTCTTCTAGGGTCATCTTCTTACGGTAACTCTTTTGCCACTTGCGAATTAAAGCATTCCTTTCACGGTGACTGAGTCCACCCCAAATGCCATGGGGTTCATCACGGCTAACCGCATCCCATAGACATTCTTTTCGAACTGGACAATGGTTCTTCTTGTTTTCTCCAAAACAATAAACCTTTGCTTTTGCAGCAATGATTCGGTACTGCTCTTTATCACGAGGAGGATAGAAGATATCTTCGTCTTCCTGTGATTTAGGTGCAGCGCCTTTGCATTGGGCGTGCGACCACCATGGGTCTTCATCGTTGTACATGTATTAGGCATCCTTTAGTTTCTCCCTCATTTCTAAGAAATCATGCTCGGAAAGAATCACGTAATTCTCTCCATCCAGATGGATGCCAAGTACTGGCATTCGTCCGTCAAGGATTGCCTCTCTCATAATCTTTTTGAGGACATCGGATTTTACAGTGCACTGTTTTTTACCAGTCCACTTGTGCTCAATCAAGAGGTCGCTTGACCGCACATCTCCTTTTCGTGACCAGAATGCTCCAGAGGCTGCAGTACGTGACCCGTTTACTTTTTTGGCTAAACGGTCCTCATGCTTTCTGGATTGCTTCTGTCCTTCTGTCTTCAAATCTAGTTTCCTACTCTTCTTCCTCTATTAGTGCGGAAGGTGTGTCATGGTTTTCTAAGACTTTTTTTTGCAAATCTTGCATAAAGTCAATTTCTTCACGAATACTTGCAATTACATTTTCAATACCTTGCCATTTACGTTCGCCGTAATAGAACCAACCACCACGACGTTCGATGTAACCCATAACTACTGCAAGACTAGCAACTTCTTTTGCAAAATCGAATTCTCCTGGCGCACAGTTGCCGCCTGCTGCAAAGTAGAAGTCAAAATATGCGACACGCTGTGGTGGCGCAGTCTTGTTCTTAAGGGTCCTAACTTTAATTCGCTGACCCACTCTACTTTTATTACCACTTGGACCAACTTCAATCCATTCATCTCTACGCACTTCGCAACGAGTGAAAAATGCGTAATTCTTACCTTCTCCACCTGGGGTTGTTCTAGGGTCTCCATGCATTACTCCAATTTTCATACGGTACTGGTTAATGATGAGACCCAATACTGGGCGTTCGTCTTCAACAAGACTGCGTTTCATTGCTGTTCCAACAACACGGAAGAACTTATTGGTAAGAAGTGCTCCACGACCAACTGTTGCTTCGCTCATATCTTTTTCCATCTCTGGCATTGGAGATAGTGCTGGCAACGAATCAATAACAATTGCGTCTACAGATTTTGATTCAGCAAATTGAATGACGGCTTGATATGCCTCTTCCATAATAGATGTTTCAATAACAATAACTCGTTCCATATCTACACCACACATTAGTGCGTAATCTGGAACCCATTGTTCTGCTGCTACCCACACTGTGGTGTAATCAGGATTTAATCTTTGGTTTGCCGCAATTGTTTTAAGCGCCAAAGCAGTTTTGCCATGGGACGGTTCACCAACAAGTTCGTTCCACTGATTACCAGGAAACCCACCGCCCAAAACATAATCGAGAGTAGTAGAACCGCTAGTAATACGAGGGATAAGGTCAGAGCGAATATCAGACGCAAGAACGACAACGCCATTTCCAAACTTTTTGTTAAGTTGTGCGAGTATTTTGCGTGCTTCATCATTTATCACTGCTTAGTCCCATCTGAGTTATAACCTGGTGGCATTGGATTAAATCCACCTGTTGTGTTTCCTATTGCACCTTTTGCTGCTCCCTCTACCTTAGCACCAGTTAGTGCTCCGTAACGAGAACCAGATTGTTGTACTGGGTAACCACAGTCATAACAACGTAAAGCAATTGTTTGGCTAGGAGACATATAGTTTCCACCGTTACACTCAGGACATGGCTGTGTTTGACTAACACTTTGAGCCTTTGATGGTGCAGGTGCCTGTTGCTGTGGTGCTTGATATTGCGTCATTGGTTGTTGTGAAGGTGGCATTGGGTTGTTGTTAACTCGTGGTGCAGGTTGAGGAGTGTTAATCCCTAATTGTTTTGCCCACCAATCTGAATTACTCACTTTGCTTCTCCCCACTTATCTACAATATGTATGTCAGCAATTAAGGGAACGATAATCTCTGGAAGTTTTACACCTTCCATTGAGTCCCGAATTGCTTCGGCGGTCTCTTCTGCTAAGTCTTCACGTGCAACTGTAACGAGTTCATCGTGCACAGTCAATACGACATTCACATCTGGTTCAGTAATAAAACAAGAATGTGCCCGAACTAATGCTAATTTCATCAAATCTGCAGCAGAACCTTGAATCATTGTATTAAATGCCTGTCTTTCGGCTCTAAATTTAAGACCATTTTCTGTGCTTTTTAGGTCAGGCAAATAACGACGGCGACCTAACAAAGTTTCTACGTAAGGTATATCTCCCTTGCCTCTAGCAATTCTAAGTACCTTTGACTTGTACTTAATAATGTCGTGAAACTCTTCTGAAAATTGGTCAATTAATGCTCGTGCTTCTTTTTCAGTACAATCAATACTTCGTGCAATCTTTTCTGGGCCAACACCGTAAGAAATTGCTAACACCAACATCTTTCCAACCTTACGTTCTACACCCATAACATCACCAATAGCGGTGTACATATCCTTACCCTTACGGTAATAGTCCAACGCAACTGGGTCTTGTGATAATGACGCAATAATGCGTGGCTCAATCTGTGAGTAGTCAGCAACCACTAACTTGTATCCTGGAGGAGCAACAAACAAATTACGAATCAACTTGCCGTAATCTCCACTGCTAGGAATGTTTTGTAGGTTTGGGTCAGTACTAGAAAAACGTCCTGTTTCTGCTCCGTGTGATTTAAAGTTAGTGTGTGCTCTGCCGTTGATAAGGAGCGATTTTTTATCTATAACACGAGATTTACCTGCTGTTGTTCTAGTAATTTCTCCGCCTAAATATGGCATTACATAAGTTGTCATTAACTTGTTTAAGTCTTGATACTCAATGATTGCATCTACTAGTTCATCTTTAGAACGATAAAACTCCATTGCTTCTGCTGATACTGAATAGTGATAAATAGTCAGTTGTTCACCTGAACGAACAGTTTTTTGACCTTTGTCGGTTAACGCTACTTTAATCTTTAAGTTTGGCTTGATACCACGGCCCTCTGGCTTAGGTGAAAACAACAGTTCTTGTTTTTCTTTAACGGAGTTCATAGAAAATGCTCTACCAGCCAACTTCCACGCTTTAGCCTTTGATAAGTCAATGTCTATCTCTAAACGGTCTTTAAGGTTCTGTAGTTCAACCATGTCTAAGTTAGCGCCAGTTAACTCCATGTCACATAAAGCGGCAATTACATCCATCTCTAAGCGCCATACACGAGCAAGACTTCCTTCTAACTTGGGGGCTAAAAATTTATACAACTTCCAGGTGGCTTCGGCGTCTAACCCTGAGTAATGAGCAACATCAGTAAAGGAATGTATTTCAACCATTGCTCCAATACCTTTTTCAACTTTAATCTTTAGAAACTTTTCAGCGCAATCTTTTAATCCTAATGAACCACGATTTCGGTTATCAATGATGAACGCTGCCATCATTGTGTCAAAGTAGGGTTTATTTGCAACTACTCCACGATAATACTTAGCAATTGATTTAAGGTCAAACTTAATGTTGTGACCAACCTTTAATTGGTTACTAAAAAACAAAGGCTTTAATGCTTTGAATACATCCCCTGGCAATAACTGGTCTGGTGGTGTGCTAAACACTGGCGTCCATTTTGCTTCGTTCTTTGAGTAATCTGTATCTTTTACCTCTTTGCCAGCAGCAAGTTTACGTTGACCGCTTAATAACATTTCTTTATCCCAATGTAAGAAATCACCGTTAGGATGTCCCATTGGAATTACGTCAGTGCGATTATCTGTTGCTAATGAAATCCACAGCACATCGTTAACAACGGGTTGAATTCTGTTTTCACCAACTGTTTCAACGTCAAATGCAAAACCATCTACCTTGGAGTAAAACTCAACAAGTTCTTGTAATTGTTCTTTAGTTGTAACGATGTTCATTTAAATCCCTCTTTTGGTTGATGATAGAGGGGCCTGGAAACGGAAATTAACAGGCCCCCCCATCTATGGAAGTACTACGCTAATGTGCGAGCAATTTCTAGAAGTTCAGAGCGAGGGGTCTCACGAACTACTTCTTCTGCCGTAAATAAAACAGCATTTGCTACAGCATCAGTAACGTTGTCTTGCGACAACTTCCATTCCTCTGCAAGGTCACGACCACGTACGAAGTTAAGGGTGTACTGCGTAGTAGGTCCTGTTCCCAAGCGAGAAATCTCCCAGAATTCCTTATCAAGAGGTCCCTTGCGCTCATCATCATGAGCCTTCTTAATTTGGCGTGCTAGAGAAGGTGGTGCGGTAAGGACTTGAACTGTTGAGTCTCCACCCGAAAGTACAAGTACGTTGAACGCAAATTTTCCACGAGCCTTGTCACCAAGGATTTCGCAGAGTGGGCAACCATCACCGATACAAACAAAAGACTTCTTACCCTTTGGGCGTTCAATCCAGTGTTGTTCGTAAGTTGCGAAAGGACGGTCTTGTAAAAACTTTACAAGTTGTGGTTCTTCGGAGAAACGGAAATCTGTTGGGAACTCAGATGTTTCTACCCTAAGTAGTGCTTCGGCTGCATCCCAGCCTTCTTGCACTGTTGTTCCAACTTTTGGTTGGAGTTCTGCACTATCTTCTTCAAGATAGTCTGCGGCTTCAACCGCTGGTTTTGTGATTGGCATTTGTTTCCTTTAGGTAATGAGGCCTATTGGCTCTCGATGGATGTGATTTCCTTCCAGCGCTTTATCAAAGCCTCTGTTAGGTCTTTGTGTTGGTTCCACTCTACACGAGCAGTTCCTAGAAGTCCACGTTTTGCAAATTCGCTAATCGTGGCTTCTATTAGTGAACGAGTGTACACACGATTACCACCAGTCTTCTTACCCTGAAGGGTTTTAGCACGAAGTCTGTATGGTGCTCTAGGTATGTATCCTTTTCGTTCCCATAGACGGATAGTTACTAAAGATTTTTCTAACGCATGTGCTAATGCGCTAAGAGTAAATACTTCAGTTTCTTTTCCACCTAATGTTTTAGTGACTGGGTTTTCATCCCAACCATTTGTTTCTCCCGCCTTACGGCGAGAAACCTTTGGGTCTTCTTTTCTACGTTTCTTTTTTGTTGAACCAGGAAGATACTCTAAATCGGCAAATGCCTTTTCAATTTCATCTTGACCACGTAGACCAGCCATAGTTACTTCTTAAGTACCAATGCCCAAACAACTTTAGGTGGGTACATTTCATCTACTTCTGCTTCTGTAAGAACTTCCTCGTACAAAGCAGCCATTAATGCATCTTCATCAACCATACGAACTGTTTTATAAAGAGTATCTTCTAAGCCGTGTGCGGTAATAATTTCTTCTGCTCTTAGTTCATCAACCTTGCGGGTAACACGACGTTGTTTAATGATTGAGTTAAACCCATCAACTTCTTGTGGGAGTTGAATCATTACGTTTCCTTTATCGTCAACTTCTCCTTCACCATCTAGAACTTCAAACAGTTCTTCACGAAGTGCTTTCTGCTCTTTTTCTAGATAATCAAGTTGTGCTTTTAAAAATGCGTATTTCTTTGTGCGAGCAATTAAATCTGTCTCGTCTGAGTTGCGATTTTCTGCTGGTGATACTTTTGCCATGTTTTCCCCCTATCGTTCCTGAATGAAGTTCAGGAGACTTCCTACTGTTAAATCTACACCACCCTTGGTGTTTATGCCTTCTCCGTCAATAATGGCGTTTGCTACAGCCGTCTTTTGATTGAGCATTTGGTATTGCCGTTCTTCAATAGAACCTTCCATAAGGAAGTCCTGAATAATGACGCTCTTCCAAGTGCTGGATGCTCGTCGTATTCGGGAGTTACGTTGAACTGCTGTACCTGATGACCAAGGTAAGTCGTAGTTTATCAGAAGATTAGCCTGGGGTAAATCCACCCCGTAGCCACCAGCATCAGTAGAGATAAGTACCCTAACTTCTTTAGAGGTTTGAAAAAGAACTTTAGATTCTTCTTTTTCCTTAGAATTCATC